GTGATCCGCACCATTCAGACGCCTGCACGGCGCGACTGGGTGGGCTACGTCATGGGCCCGTGCGCCGACATCCCCGCTACCGCGCCACTGTGGGTGCTGCCAATCTTGCGTCTGGCACCCACAACAACACGGCGCGATTCAAGAACCACGACCTTTTCGGCCACGCACGGCCTTCCCTGGTCAAAATGGTTCATCGTCGGCGCCCTCTTCACTCCCGGCTGCGTGTGCCGGGGTTCGGGGTGCGGCTGCACCCTCATCATCATCAATCAACGGGGGCCAGGCCTCAGGCTGCTTGTAACCCCGCCTGCGCTGCCCAGTGCTCTCACGGCCATAGCTCCAGCCATGCGCCTCCAGCCAGCCCCTGATCTGACCCTCAAGCAAGCTGCTCGACTTGGCGGCATCCGCCCCCAACGCGCTCACCAGCCGGTCCAGCGTGACAAACTTCACCAGCTGGTTCAAGTCACTCGTTAACTTGCCCTCACCGCTGGGCGCACCCTCACGGGTCAGCAGCTCATACAAACGGCTTTGCACGGCGGTTTCCACCAGGCGCAACTTTTGCTCTGGCAAAAAGAACTCGTTTTCATCCTCGCGGCTCGGTGCATACACCTCACCCGCCTGATAAGCCGCCAGCGCCTCAGCAAACAACTGCCCACGCTGACGCTGCAACCATGCCAGCTTGATCTGCTGATCAATCCAAATGGGCCAAAACCGGCGGTTACCCGTCAAGTCATACAAATACTGCTTTTTGTTCGTGCTACAAAAAATCACGCACTGGCGTGGATGTGCCTGCACATACTTGCCATAAGCGCCGCGAAAGCGGTCCACCGTGGAGCTGAAGAACTGTTTCACCTGCTCAGAGTCCGCCTTGCGCAAGGCCGTCAACTCACTCAGCTCGTAGCCCCACAGCCCCTCAAGCTGCTCAAACCCATCCTTGCCATTGCCAATGTCAAAGTGCGTGTCGCTGAAAAACTCAGCCCCCACCAGCGTCTTCACAAAAGTCGATTTACCCACCCCGGGCAGGCCCTCAAACACCGGCGAATAGTCAAACTTGCAGCCCGGCTCCATGACACGCGCCACCAGCCCAATCAGCAGGTATCTGCCTACCAGCTCAAGGTAACGCTTGCGCCTGGGGCTCAATGTGGCCGGGTCCATACCCAGCACATAAATCAGCCACTTGTCCAGCCGTGGCGTGCCATCATGCGCCTGGGCATGCAGCCAATCGCGCACCGGGTGATAGCGATGCTGATCAGCCACCGTCTCGATCGCCTCGCTCAGGCTCGCCCGTGATGCAGGCTTGAGCTTGTATTTGCCACACAAATAGTCACCCAGCGCCAAATCATCAGTGTCCTTCAGCGGCCCGGGCACAGCCCTGAACGGCCACGGGCGCCGCGTACCGGGCGAGCCGGTCAGCTCGTTATAGCCCAGGCACCCGTGCAGCGCCGGCGCCTTGCGCAGCGCCGTGATCAACAGCTTGCGATTCACGCCAATCTCATGCACCCCCTTGAGCTTGAGCGAATCCACCATGAACATCAAATGGTCAGCAAACGCATCATCCTCATTGACCGGGCCGAACCCCGCCCCCGCTGCGTCAGCGGATGCGCGGGCAAAATCATCATCCAGCACTGCCGCCAAACGGCCCACAGGCTTGCCAGAATCATCCAGGCTAGCCGAATTGGTCTCAGGTGATACGAGAGGCTGGGCACGGCCAAAAAACGCCAAAACGCGCGCGCCATCCCAGCCATCCACCAAAATCGCATCGGCACAATCCCAGCCGTCCACCACTTCCAGCGGCGCGGGTATCGGCAGCATCGACACCGCGCAAGCATGTGCATCACGCAACAGCGCGCCAATACCCAGCATCGCCGCCATACCCGGCTGCTTTTCCACTGGCAGCAAAGGCTTCATGGCCTGCGCCATGGCACGCGCCGCATCATCCAGGCACGACTCACGCTCTTTCTTGCTCAGCGCCTCACGCTTGCCATCGCAATCCGGCCACAGCAACGCCGTGGTACCCGCCAGCCAAGACCAATCAGCCTTCTTCCAGGCCTTGCTGCCACCGGGCCAGCTCACCACCAGGTAAATGCCGGGCGCAGTGGCGGTCAGCAAGTCCTGCAGCACCATCGCCTTCTTTTCGCCCTCCACCAAAATCACGGTTGGCAGCGTGCCGTCAGCAGCACCAGCCGCCAGCGGCGACACCCCACCCGGGAAAAACAGCGGCCGGGGCTCATCCCATGTCTTCCAGTGCCAGCGGCTGCCACCATCACGCGCACTGGTGCACCAGGTGTAAGGCAACGTGTCCTTGCCACCGTCAGACGTCTGGAAGCGAATCACATAGCCCAGCAAATCCCCATCGCGCCGGTACTCAGCCGTGTGTGTGATGTCGCAAGCCAGCCGGTAATGGTGCTTGAACGTAGGCGCAGGCGCATTGGCCGGCACTGGCAGCACTGTCACCCAGCCTTCATCTTGTCGCGGTGTGGCAGGCACAGCCACCGGGGCAGGCCGGGGTGGGCGTGGTGCGGCAGGCACATCACCGCGGGCGGGCTGCACATCGGCCACATCCTCCAAGCCCTCTTCACGCGCCACCGCCACGGCAGCATGGCCCATGCCCAGGTCATGAATCGCCGCATACAGGCTGATCAAATCATTGCCCCGCACATCATCGGCAAAGTCAGCCCAGCGGCCATGGGTCATATTCACCGAGGTGCTTGACCCAGCCCCACCTGACAGCGAGCCACACACATACTCATGCCCGTGACGTGTGCCACCAGGCAGCCACTGCGGCACCAGCTGCTCAATACGTGCCAACAGCGCCGCGGCCAGCGCCTCAAACTGGATCGGCGGCAACGCCTGACGCTCAGTCATGCACGCCACCCAGAAGCAGGCTGTCCGCCTGACGCAAAATGCAGTCCATCAGCTACTCGACCCAAGACCGTACCGCATGCGCAAGCGCCACCGGGCCATCATCTGATGCAATGGGCCCATGCGCCACCGGTGCGTATTCAGCCACCGGCCGATTACGGTAATGCACACGGCGCTCACCCACCTTTTGCAAATAGCCCCGATCAGTCAGCTTTGGCACCAATGCCCGGGCCACCTTGTAGCCCACCTGAGAGCGGTGTACCAGTTCAAGCAGCGTGGCGCCCTGACCACTCTTGGCCCGCTCGATCTTCAGGGCTGCCGCTGCCAGCAGCAATGCCTTATGGCAATCACCTGCGGGCCTCATACGCTCGCCACCTTGATCGAGGCCACCAACCCAGCCAGCTCAGCGCTTAGAGACTCCACCCGGGCCAGCACCCGTATCTGGCGGCTCTTGTCACTGCACAAATACTTTGCGGCCAAATACTCAATGGCAGCTGTGTCACCGGTGACGTGGATGTAGCTCTCCAAGTCATCAACGTTAAAACGCTGGGTATCTCCATCGCCCGGGCTCAGTTTGCGCGACAAGGTGCTGGGGCTCATATCCATGTCACCCGCAATCGTCTTGGCGGGCTTTTTCTGCACTTGCACCCGGTGCGCCAAATAGTCGCGCAAAGTGCGGTAACGATCAGGCAATGCAGGCTCAAAATTAAGCGTCAATTGGGCGTCTGGAGCAGATGGCATGATGTGTTGCGGTCTGTTGCCGTCTCAAAAAAAGTAAAAAAAATGACACTGCGGACGTGAAACAAAAAAACACCACCCACCACACCACCAGGGCAAACCGCTGCGTGCCCTGCGTCCGGGGCCGGTGCATGCATCAAGCCTATGGGGAGGTAACAACCATCGCCGGTAAGACGGGCCCGGGCGGGGCGCTGGTGGGTCGACAAAAGGCGAGCAGCCCGCTTGCCTACACTGATGGTTCTCACACACATCAACTTCATCGAGGGGCTGCTCATAAATATGTTGACCATAGAGATAAATTTCCACGATCCAGTCATGCTGCAAGCTGCCGGAATAAAAGTGCAATCACCAATAGCCATCCAAGCCCTGCCAGGACTTGTGCCACTGGTAGGCGACGTAGTAACGCACGCAGATTTGAGCTACCCATCGGGAGAGCGCGCCCGGTTCCGGGTGGTGTCGCGGGCTCACCTGTTCGGGGGGACGGCAATCCAGCGGTTGCAGCTGAACGTAGAGCTTGTCGTATTGCATCAGCCGTAGCGGAATCAAGCACCATTTCTCGGTCGGACACCATCCCGACAGGGGTTATGACCCCAAGTTGCCTGCTCTTAGGCAATCTGCGGCATCGCCATGCAATCGGTGCTATTGGCTTCATCTCATGCCCCCTGCGCTGCGGTTTGGGTAGCGCCCTGCGCTTGATTGGCGGGGGCTTGAGCCAGTTCGGGCCAGTATTTATGCCAGTCTATGGGGCGCATTTCTTGACATGTAACTTCGCCTCCGCTGAACGCCTCAATGGCTTTGCAGTGTTCAGCAGGTATGGCTTTCTCACCGCTACACATCTTTGACACAAAGGACGGAGGCACATCAATGAACCTTGCCAATGACATCGCACGTCCGCGCTCCGATTCGATCCAGGATTTTAGTTTCATGGGTGACATTGTATTCCCCGATGGGGAAACCTTGTCAAGCCCCCACGGGGAATTTATTTTTTACCCGGTGGGTGTTCAAATTTTGTCAATGAAAACTATTGAAGAGGTTAGGCGATCACGTCTTCGTATGCTTGTTGAAAAACACGGGAGCATGGCAAATTTTTGTCAGGCTATCGGTTACGCACGCAATGAGACTGCCACTTTAACGCGGATACTGAATGCCAACATAAGGCATGATCGAGATGGCAAACCATATAACATGGGTAGCCCTATGGCGCGTGAAATAGAACAAAAATTGTCGTTGGGTCTTGGCTGGATGGACACCCCACCCAGCTACTCTGAGTTGCTAGGAAACGACGACCCGCGCACCAAGGTTATGCAGTTGATGGAGGCCATGCCTCCCGATCAGTGGCAAACTGCGGTGCGCCTGCTGGATGCTCTTGCGCAACCAACCAAGGCCACCGGTACCAACGGCCAGTAACAACGATAATTTTTTTGGAGATTTATGAAAAATATAATCACTCTAGTGCTTTTGGTCGTCCTGACAGGATGTGCAGCATCGGGGATACAAGTGTCACAGAATGCCGCATTGCAATTCAAAGAAGGCATCGCTACTGAAGCCCAAATTATGGAAAAACTTGGGCGTCCGACAAGCACCACAATCATCAATGGACAAAGACTGATCTCTTACAGCGGCATGCAATATCAGGTGAAAGGCGCTACTTTTATCCCTATTGTTGGGGCATTCGCTGGTGGAGCCGATTACACCATCTCGGTTGCAACGTATCAAATTGGCGTCAATGGTGTTTTGCAGAAAATTTCCTATTCAACATACGATGGCTCTAGCAGAATGGGGGTCACTCCGGCCGCGATGTCTGCAACTGAACCAACGGCGATCAAATAATTCATGACAGACAATCAAATTGCAGCACTAGTGTGCGCTGCACTTGATTAAACGGCAGACCCGTCAACTGCAATCTGAGAGCCTTCATAAGCCACTGCATTCGGTGGTTTTTTTTCGTCTGACATTTTTTAATCTCTTTTACCCTGAACCATGATGGGAAGTGCAATATTTTCTAAATATTTCCCCTTTGGGCGTTGACATCCTTTCCCCATTGGGGCAATAATCACTCCAACCCGCCAAACATCAAGGCGGCAACAGGAGTGGAAAGTGTCAAACCATCTGATTCAAGCTGTCCGCGTCAAGGCGCCCACGCCGCAGCGCGTGTTCTTCATCACACAAGACCGCTGTTACGGCAAAACTGA